GCGTTAAATTCCTGAAGCGCTCCGACTTGCGCTTCCAGCGCTTGGATGCGGCGGTGCAACTCCTGGATTGAAAGCTTAACCGCTTGCGAGCTAAACATGCTCATCTCATTTCCTCCGTTTCATGGCGTGCATGAGCGAATCTTGCACGCTGCACTTCGTTTCCAGGCGCTCCATCACGTCGTAATCGAGCGTGTCATGAGCGAGTATGTAATGCAGGAACACCGGCCGATCGTGGCCGGCTTGCATCTGACGTGTCGGCCCGATGCGTTCGATAATCTGCAAATGCTCCTCCAGGTTCCAGTTCACCGAGAAGAACACCAAAATGCTGCCGCCGTCTTGCAGATTAAGACCGTGCCCGGCGCTAGCAGGATGAGCCAAAAGAACAGGAATGCGACCGCTATTCCAATCACGTAGAGTTTGCGGATCGCTATCCAGCACGCGGCACTTAGGAAAAGCACGCTGGAGACGAAGCAGGTCAGACTTAAAGTGATAAGCCACCAGAACGGGGGCGCCGGCTGCCTCTTCGATAATGTCGTCAAGCGCTTGCAGCTTGGCATCATGCACCTCCTGCCAGTTCCTTTCGTCATCCACGTAGATAGCGCCGTTCGCGAGCTGCAGACACTTCTGCGTTTTCGCGGCAGCGTTTAGCGCTTCAATCTCGTCCCCGGTGTCCAGTTCCAGGAACATTTTCTTTTCCATCTCCTTGTACTGCTGCATCGCCTTGTGCGGCAGATGCACCGGGATCACGTTTTTGATCGGTTCCCGGATATCGAACCAGTCCTTGGCGTCCAGGCTCAGAGAACAGTCCGCCATGAGAGCCTGTATCTCCCCTTGGGAATGGTCCATTGGATCGAGGCCAAAACCATCATAGGAGGTGCGGAACCAGCGCTGCGAGAACGCCGTAAAGCTGCGTCCCAGTCGGGCGCCACCGTCCACAAACCACTGTTGCCCCCATAGATCCTTAAGCCCGTTAGGAGCGGGCGTGCCGGTGAGATTGATCCATCGCTTGACTTTGGTGTGGGCGACGCTTCCGATAGCTTTGGCGCGGGCAGTGCCCTGGCGCGAGCGAAAGCCTTTAAGCTTTGTCGATTCGTCCGCGACGACTGTGGCGAAGGGCCAGGGCTTCGGGTTGTGTTTGTACCAGGAGACGAGCCACGGGATATTTTCATAGTTCACCGTAAAAACTGATGCGTTTTTATCATTCAGCGCCATCATGCGCCGACTCTCAGTGCCGATCACTGGTCGCACTTCGATATTGCGCAAGTGCTCCCATTTCTCAGCCTCATCCGGCCACGTGGACAACGCTACGCGCTTCGGGGCCAGCACGAGGGTTGGCTCGTTCAACTCGCCGGCCAGGTACATGCGTTCCAACGCCGTCAGCGTGCTAACCGTCTTACCAAGTCCCATACCGGCGAACACGTTGCCGCGCTCGTGTTCGATCTCGTGGTCCACGATAAGGTCTTGGTACGGGCGCGGTGTGTAAAGGCGGCGAGTCACTTAACCCAACCCTCCTGCAAAGAGAGCATCGCCACGCCAGCTACAAACCACAAAATCAGGATAAGCATCATGACGTTCTCCACTTAATGAATTCGTCCACAGCCTCATGACTGTCGAGGACGTACACCGTGAAACCGCAATTGCGCAGGAAAGTATGCTCCCTTACTTGCGCAGGGGTAGGCTTTTTTCCCGGCGCTTTCAACTCTACGAAGCTGATCCGCGCGCCAGGGAACATGACAATCTGATCCGGAACACCCTTGCGGCCGGGGCTTACCCATTTGCGCGCCAAGCCGCCTGCATCTTTCACGCGGCGCTTGAGATACGCCTCGATCGTGGATTCACGCATCGAGCATCATCTCCCGACGCGACTTGATATCCAAGTTCACGAGCTGCATGCTGACCTCGCCCATCTCGTTCATGACTTGCCGCTGGTAGATACGATTCATCTCGTATTCGTGGTGCAGGTGCTCCAGGTTTTGCGCGAGGCGGCGCAGCTTGCGTGCCAGCAGGTACTTGCGGATTGCAGCTTTCATGATGTGCTCCCTTGGTGGATGGTGAGTCGGGCAGGAATTGAACCTGCTACATCAGCGAGTGGTCGCGAGAGTCCGCTTGCTGTGCTCTACCGATGAGCTACCGGCTCGTTGATCGCAGTATAGCAATTGCAAAACGGAAGTCAATCTTTTCTGTAGCGGTACCCCTCGAAACCTGCGGCCGCCAAGGGCAAACCCTTAGCCCATTCATGCTCGCGTGACATGATTTCGCACAGCCACTTTACGCTGTACGCAGGCTTGTCCGGTGCGTAGGTGACAAGCTCATCATGCACCCGGAGCACTACCTCAAAGCCCGCAGCCTCAACGTCAGGCATACGCAGCAGCATCACATCGCGCGAACCCCCCTGGCAGAAGTTTTCAAAGAATTTCCCGCCGTAGGTCTTGATTCGCTGCCACTTTCGCGAGTACTGATTGATACCCATGTAGCTGATTACGCCGTCGTCATTGCGTGGTGCGGGGTAACAGAGATACCGGCCACTCGGCAGGCGCACGCGCAGCCAGTTGCCGTCACGGCGGAACTTGACCGGACCTACCGGAAAGTCCTTTCCCGGCTCGCCAATCGCAAGCCGCGCTGCGTTCTCGTACTGGCCCCATATGCCGGCGATAGCCGGGTTTGCACGGCGCCACATGCGCTTGAGCGAGTCGCAGACCATGAACGTTTCGCGCGACAGGCCGTATGTATTGCGCTTCGTGTCCTTCGACCACTGCCAGAAGTTCTCCGCCTCTGCCCATACGTCGAACGGGATTGAGTCGCGTGCGACTTCGGTCAGTTCATCCAAGTCGATGCGATACGTTGCCGCGCCTGTCAGGTAAGCTCCGACACCTCCTCCGTACTGCAGCATCAGTTCCTGCACCTTGCCGATTTGTCGCATGTAGGCCGTCACCAGCGCTTCGTCAACGCCGAATGACGCGGAATAGGACTTGACGTACAGGTCCGGCCCTTTGCGAATCGGCTTTCCTTTATCATCTAAGCCGATAATCGTGTCGTAATCCCGAAACGCCTGCAGCTTCCAGCCTTCGCCCGCCAGCCAGGCCGCAAAGCGCCCTTCGATATTCGCCAAGTCGGCTACTACGATCTTGTGCTCGGGCGGCACGATGACGACCCCGCGCATGCAATTGGCGGTAAGCTCCATCACGTTATCCGTGATGAGATCGGCGCAGCCGGCTTTGACGGCGCGGATACCGAAGTCAATCTCAGGTTGCTTGAGCGTCGGGCGCATCATGTTCTGCGGCTGGAAAAGGCGACCAGCATCGCGCCCGGTGCGCTGCGCTCCGCAGAACTGAATCGTACCCCGGAGGTAGCCATCCGAGCTTACGCAGCTCATCACGCGCTTGTACTTGCTCACCGAGCTAGTGGACGCCTGGAGACGGATTGCTAGTAGCTCCCGCACTGCGTCCGGCAGGCTATCATCTGTAAGTCGCCTTTCGAGAGTGTCCGCTCGCATGTCGGGCAGCGAGACGCCATGCTCTGCAAGGATGAATTCCAACAGCTTATCGCGCTGTGTTGCGCTTCCAACTGCGCCGCCGGTAGCGTCGTGAGTCTGATCGGCAAGCGCGGCTTGTGCAACGTTGACCGCTTCAATGGCCTTTTCAGACAGTTCTTTGTCAACATAAAACCCCCTCATGTTGATGTCCTGGTCGAGATGCCACAACCCTAGTTCTGTAGCGTTTCCAGGGTAATTCCATCGTGGAATCTTATCGTGCAAGACGCGCATCGACCGGATATCCGACTTCGCGTACTCGATGAACTCCGCCCACTCCGCGGGATGCGTTTCGCGAGTCTTGCGGCGCAACTTCTGGTTCTTCGGTTGCGGCTTGCAGAACATCTGAATCAGTTGCTTGCCGCGCTTGTCTTTCGCGTCTGCTGCGTCGAGTTTGAATATCTCGCAAAGCGTATCCAGCTTGCCGGGCAGCCCGTGGGCGAGGGCTTGGACGAGTGTGTCACGCCATTTGTGCGCGGGCATCAGTTCGAACAGACCCGGCATCGCCCACTTCAGGACAACGCGGTCAAACATGCAGTTGTGCCACCAAACCTCATCGGCTTGTGCCAGCAGGCGCGCCAGTTCGGCAGGGCGCTGCGAGGCGGTACAGTCCCACACCTTGACTTCGCCATCGTCGACCGCGTACGCGAACAGCAGAACCTCAGCTTTCTCCGCGTAGGCGTGGCTGCCGTGCGTGATTGGCACTTCGGAGAAGGTTTCCAAGTCACACCAGAGTTTCATACTCAAACTCCAAGGTAGCGACAGTGGTTTTCCTCTTGGTCGGCTTCGTGAAAAAGAACACTTTCCATTTTCCCGAAGGCTTCGTTTTCCACAACCACTTCGCGGCTTCCCTTGCGTTCGCAAATTGCTCTTGCCTTTCGGTTCCTTCCTGTTTCGCGAGGTACATAAGCTAAAACCCGGCTTTCGCCGGGCCTCCGTAGGTTAAGCCAGGTCGTCCGCTTCGGCCGGCGCCTCGATGGCGTCGAAATCGTCTTCGCTGACGCGTCCACCGCCACCAAAGCTGTCGCCCATACGGTTGAACTGCACGCCGAGCAGCCCGCAACGAATGCCGGGGTTCTGGCCATCCTGTGCGTAAATTTCAATGCTGGCGTTCACGTAGCAGCCTGCGTAGATTCGGCCCTCCTTGCCTTCAAAGAAACGCCCCTGGCTATCCGTCAGACGCGCCGGCTTCCCGGTGTCCGGGTCCGCGATGCTGTCCAGCAGGAGCGGGCGGCCTTCCTTCGCCTTGCGGTGCGCGCTGATGTACATCATCCCTTGGAAACCGTCGTAGTCCTTGAGATCGCCCTTCTGGTAGCAATACTTGTTGCTGTTGCCGCGCATCGATTCGAGCATGGCTTCGGCCTTCTTCGGCCACAGCGTTTTGGCTTCGGCCAGAATGGCGGCTTCGATCGCCTTGTGATTGGCCGACTTCGGAACGATGATGAACGTTGCGCTGTGGCGGAACACCTTGTTGCCCTGGTAGTCCTGCGGGGCGCCAACCAGCGAGTCGATAAAGGCAATACGGACATCGGAAAGTTTGATACGAGTGGTCATGATGGTTCCTTAGACGAGATCGTCATTCGATTCAACAGGTTCAAATACTTCTGCAACCGGCTCGATACGCAGCGCCGGCCGGGGATCGGAAATGTGAGCCACATGCGGCTTGCCGTCCTTCTGCGTGATCATCTCCGCGAGCTTCTTCACGCGCCGGGGCTGGTCCTTGAGTACTTCCAGAATCGGCTTCGGCCCGAGCAGCTTGAAGCTGTACATCTGGTCCTGCTTCAGGCGGAAGGACTTCAACATGGCTTCGGCTTCCGCGTCGTCGGCCCAAGTCCGATTACCGCGTTTGCCTTCCACGAGCTTGCAATCCTTCACCGGCGCGCCTTGCAGCAGTTCGTACTCGATGCGCCCGCGTACCGCCTTCGCGTAGTTCTCCAGGAAATCCAGCCAGGGCCACATCTCTCCGAGCTGGTCATTCGACAGCAGCGCGGCATCCGGCTCATCCGCTTTCGTGATCACCTCGAACGCATCGCCTAGCACCTCCTGCACCTTGGCAAGCTGCCCCGGGCAGGAGCCTTTGCCGTTGCAGTAGCGGCAGGCATCGTCGGACGGCCCGAAGTCAGCCATCAGCAGCGGGCGTTCCTCGGACATGCGCTGAATGCGGAAGGCGGTATCCGCAGCCGGGCCGGCGACGGTTTGCACCCAAGCTTCAATATTGACCATCGTGGTCGCCCACTCGCGCGGCGTTTCCGATAGCGCCGGCTGGTGGATCGCAAGAATTGCGGTATCGAAGTCGGCAACCAGACTGAACTTTGTTGCGGCACCGTGCGCATACATCATCAGTTGCGGATTCTCGTAAGGCAGCACCTCCCGGTAACCGAACTTCGCATCGATCACGCAGATTTCAGCAGCGCGCTTCGGCCATTCGGCCAGCAGCACAACGTCTGCGCGGCCGGTTGCGCCTTGTTCGCCCGTAATCTGATCGATCGGTACGTCTTGCTCGATCTCCAAGCTAACGGTTGCGCCTGTCTCCTTGTACGCCTTGATCCGCTCGTGCACGCCGTCAACCACAATCTGCACTTCCGCAGCGAATGCGTGATCTACCTTGTGACCTTTCTTGAGCACGTGGCCGATGTAAGTTTCGGCCCGCTTCTTGAACTCCAGGCATAGTGTTAGCAGTTCGTGCTTGTCGGTGCCTAGGTCCGCGTCCTTCTTGTCCCGCGTATCCGGGCAAGCCTGGTTGACGGCCAGGGCGTTAGGACACGCGATCAGCATCGCCGCCTTGGAAGGGCTGAACAAGGCGTGATAGTCGTCCTTGACCTCGGTCATTGCGCCTCCGTCGGGTCGTAGTCGCCTGCGATGACGCGCTGGGCATCGGCGTGGAATTCCGACCATTGTGCTTCCGTCAGATCCTTCCCGGTTTTCGCTCCATAGCGCTGGAGCAATGCTGTTGCATGATCCCTATTCTTTGCTGCGATCGCCAGGATTGCCTCTTTCACCTGGCCATACGACAGCGCGACCGTTGATACGGACGGTTCGCCACATTCGGCAGACTTCGCAGGCGCAGTCTTTTCGGAGGCTGCATCGGGCTTTTTTGCTTCGGGTTTCTCCTTAGCCGGTGCGCTAGCGGTTTGGGTAGTCGCCTTACCGCCCATTGCTTCGGTCAGCGCCTTAACGGCTGCGGTGAGTTCTTCGATTCGTTGTTCCAATGACATGTTGTGATCTCCGGGTTGGTGGGTGACGCGAGATGGAATTTAGGGGACGAAAAACATCGAGTCAAGCTTTTTATTTTGCAATTGCTACTTGCATAACGCAGCACGTTGTGCTATAGCAACTGCGAAACCATTTTGCACTTGCTATACTGCTGCTCGTGATCTATGATTCAGCCATCGACGAACGCAACACGGAAGGGGAAACGAAATGCAAGTCAAAGCCATCAAAGTGAAGCTGTTCGGCAAAGTCGGCATTCTCTACCGCGTTCTCAGCGTCACGGGCGAAGTGCTGCAAGTCCTTGAAACCGAAGCCGAAGCGCAAGACTGGATTGCCGAGCAGCGTTAAGCAAAACCCGCCCGCTACGGCGGGCTTTTCACTGACAGGAGAATGGTGTGGATTGGGACGAAGTGGAGGCCACGGCTAAGGAAGCGGCGATCACGGAAATGGGGTTTGTCGGAAAGATAGGCTCTCCGCAAATCGTAGAAACACAAGCACAAATAATCGTTGTCGCGATCCGCGCCGCCCTGGAACATTACGCTATCAACAAGGAGAACGATATGAACTGGGACGAAGTGGAAGCCGCTGCTAAAGGGGCGGCGCTTGCAGAGATGGAGTCGTTTCGGAGAAAGCTTGCTTTGCGCACCGTAGAAACAGAAGCACAAGTAATCGCTGTTGCGATACGCGAAGCACTGGAACACTACGCTTATCTAAAGGAACACGAATAAATGCCGATCGGAAATTTCAAGCGCTGGATGCAAAAGGCGACCCCGGATGACAAGAAGCAGCTAGCGAAGGGGGCGAAGACAACCGTGCCCTTGCTCTACCAGCTCACGTACGAGGGGCAGAACAAGCGGGTAGCGTCCAGTGACCTGGCAGCCAGGGTGGAGAAAGCATCCGGCGGCAAGATCACCCGAGGCGATCTGAACCCGACTTGCGAATCGTGCCCTTATTTCAAGGAGTGCAAGAAATGACAACTGATCAAGCTGTGAACCGCCAAGCGGATCATGAGAATCTGATTCGCGAATTGGCGGACGCACTGCGCGTCGCTTACACGCACGTGACTGACTCGAAAGACGCGGCGATGATCCGAGCCGTTCTTGCGAAGGTGCAATCATGCGAATCCTGATTTTCGTAGCAATCCTTGCAATGGATGCGCTTTGTTTCCGTGCCGGCATGGTGGAGGAGCGCCTGGCCATCAAAGCGACTTGCGATTCCGATGACCTGCCCACGGTCATCGACGGCACAACGTATATCTGTCTGTCGCCCGCGCAAGCTGCAGCGATGCAGCGCGCACTACAACAGCGGGGGGCCTGACATGCTGCCGCAAAACGTACCCTACGATGTGACGTTCTATTTCCAGTACGCGAAGCTGCACCGCCGGGTGCGCGCGACCTGCACGGCAGAAGCGATTCGCAAAGCCGGGCATCAGGTTTTCAATTTGGGTTTGCAATACGTAGCTGTGATCGCTACGCGATCGGGGGATTGAGAGATGCGTGAGAAATTCGAAAAGTGGGCGCGTTCGCAAAATTTGCTACTGGCTTGGTGCAGCGAATCTCAGACTTACTGGTCTACGCCCACGCGTCTGATGTGGGAGGGCTGGCGGGCTGCAGAGCCTGCGCACCCTGACCGGCAGGGTGTGGCGCTGTCGGATTCGGAAATTGACCGAATCGCGCGTGAGCATAATCTGGACGGTTCTATGTTGGGCTGCCCCCGGCACGAGTATTGGCGTTCCTTTGCCCGCGCCATCCTCTCCCGCGCATCGTCCTCGCGGGCGGAGGTGGAGAAGAACAGCGAGAGGTATAAGTTCCTGCGCCGCTGCCGAGGCATGGAGCATGACTCGCCATTTACGGTGCAGCACGAATGGGACGGGACTCTTTGGGGCGGGGACTTGGACGCCGCCATTGACGATTACCGCGCCATGCTCGCCGCCGCTGAGGCGCCCGAGGACAAGCCATGAAACGCTTACTGCCTCTTGTGCTCGCGTTGCCCGCCCTCGCGCACGCCTGGGATTTTGAAGTCGGCGCGGGCGTCGCGCACTTCGCGGATCGCGGGAACATGTTCTGGTACCAAGAGGGGCTGCCGCACCAGCTGCAGCTCACTACGCCCGCTCTTGAGCTAGGCGTGACCGGCGATGTCGTGCCGCATCTGGCCTGGCACGCTGACGTGGTGTACATGGGCCGCGTGCGCACGGATGCGGTAGCCACGCCTGACGACGCGAACTACGACCCGGTAGCGAAGTCATGCCGGGGGCAGTGCATCGCCCGCAGCAACTTCACCGGCCGGGGCGATAGCATAGGCGCACGCCTGACGCTGGAGCCCTACACGTACGTGGCTGGCTGGCGTATCGGGATCGAGGCCGGCGCCTACATCACGCGCAACCGCTGGACCGAGACGGTGTACGACTGGCGGCCGAACCCGGATGACGGCGCGGGTTTGCGTACTGTCCGCGTGACCGACGATTCCGGCTGGCGCGTCGTGCCGACCGCGGGCGCCTCCATCGGACGAGGCAACGTCGATCTTGTGTACCGCTGGTACCGCACGCGCAGCCCGAACGGCACGCTGTACCCTGCGATCTGGCAGAACACGCAGAGCCTTACGGCTCGCTACAGGTTTTAGTGGTGACGCGCATTCAACCTAACGCCTAGTCCCCGTCCGGGCGCGTCACCCTTCTTATTCACCAACTGTTATAGACTGCTAGCGCCAAACCAGATCAACCAGTAACCCCAAGAGATGAGGCCACCCCGTACTGGCGGGTGGTTTGGCGACCCGGCCTCATCCCTTGGGGTTTTCGTTTCTGAGGAAACATTAATGCCGCAATATTTCAAGGAGCACGGCGAGCGCCTGGTGGAACTGGGTTATCGCATCGTGCCGCTGCCGCCAGGCAGTAAGGGGCCGCGCCTGCCCGGTTGGCAGAAGCTCAAGGCAACGCCAGAAGACGTCAAGCGCATGGCCGCCAACGGCTCGCGCAATGCGGGTATCGGCGTGCTGGCTGCGACCACGCCTGCGATTGACGTGGACGTGATGGATGCGGAAGTCGCGCAGCGCATGTCAGACGAGATAGACCGGATCTTCGCCGGCATCCCGCTTATGACGCGCACGGGCATGGCGCCCAAGTTCCTGATCCCGTTCCGCACCGACCAGCCTTTCCGCAAGATCACCTCCTCCATTTACACGGACGGCAAGCATGAACACCGAATCGAAATCCTGGGTGATGGACAGCAGTGGGTCGCCTACCACGTGCACCCCGGGACCGGGAAGCCTTACGCATGGTTTGATGGCGTGGGAGCCGATGGAATTCTTAACGTGGGGCATGACGCATTACCCGTTCTATCAAGAGAGAGCGCTCGACTGGTGGTTGACGCATTCGAACGCATTGCGGCCGAGATGGTTGCGGCCGGTCGATGGTCCGTCAAGTCCGCGACACGCCCCGAAGCTCCTGCTGCTGTACATGACGCATTTGACAGCTACGCTCCGGTAACCGGCGCGGACGTTGCGGCCACCCTCGCAAAGATCCCCAACGCGGACGTCGATTACGACCGGTGGTTCACG